TCAATGTCGAAGAACTCACCTTGACCGAACACAGCTTCCATGATCTCAGCATGGGATGTCTCAACAGCTTGCTGAGTGGCAGGGGAGATGATACGTGAACGCTCTGACTCACGGGTGGAATCACTAGCTTCCCATTGACCACGGAAGATACGCTCGTATTCCTGCCAGCTATCCATGTAGTTGTTATCACGGAAGTCACGCCAGCGTTCAATGTGATCCATCACCCAAGAGACTAACTCTTTGTCGTTCTCAGACGGCTCTTCAAACTGAGCCTCATCGTTGTTCATGTTTTCAGCCATTAGGTATCCTAATTATATTGAAGCGGAATATATCACAAAAGTAGTAATTTGTCAAGTAAATTATTACCACTTAACCTTATTAGCCCAATACGCTGCTGACATCTTACCTTTAGCGATGTTCTTAGCGTGACGGTCTTTGAAGGCTTTGTTACGAGCTGAACCATCAGGACTACCTTCTACGCCTTGCTGACCGAAGCGGATAAGCTTGACCTCATCACCTTCCTTAGCCAAGACAGCGTGACTCTTAGTTGGGTGTCCGGGAGTCTTCTTAGGTTTGTTGTAACCTGCGAACTCTTCACTTCCTCGTTTGATAGTCATATTATTAGTATCCTAGCGGCTAGTAGCCTGAAATAATGTCTAAAACTTCGTGTTCGTCATCTTCGTAGTCTTGCTGGTAGTTAGTCATAGCCAGTTGATCCACGTAAGACAAGGAGTCAATCAAGTCATCGTGAACCCCTGTGGCGGGGAACATAATGAACTGATCCTCAAATTCCTTCCAATCCTCATCGACGTTCAAGGAGATACGTCCATGTTCAAAGCGACCTTGTAAGGCCCATACGACCCTATCTGTCTTTTTCTTGTTACCGTGGGTGAGGTCATGAATGTGCGTGTACACATTGTTCTTCCTCATCAAGTCTTGAAGGTAGTGCATCACAGCATTCTTCAAGGCTCCTCTTTCGATACCCACAGCGACAGGTTGATACTCTTTAACGGCTAGGAGGATCTTGGAGGCAGTCTCCCTGATGTCCCAACGTCCGTGGATGATCTTCTTAACCCACCAATCCCCATTGTCTAGGATCTTACAGACTGTGATGGCTGATTCGTCTAGACGCTTCTTGGAGGCTCCAGCGTTCTTAGCAACATCCTCAAAGCCAGCTAAGTCGATAGCGATAACGTAGTCACCGTACTGAGGTTCACTCTTGTACTTTAACCACTCCTCCTTGAACAGGTCTGAACCAGCTGTATCGAAGGAAGACAAGTATTCTTGCTTGAAGGCGAAGGAGCTTAGAGTCCTTTCAGCAGCTTCAATCTCCTTAGGATCAATAGTCTCATTGTCCTTGGTGGTGAAGTGCCATGACTGCCACTCTTCGTCCTTACCCTCTTGTCCTAGATTAAAGACATCGTAGAACCAGTTACGACCACTAGGGGTACTAATGAATAAGGCTCTACCCTTCTTGTCAGACAGAGAAGCTCGTATGATCTTCTGCCATGTGTCTTCCTTGATAAAGGCACACTCGTCTAGTACAACATAGGTAAGAGAAACACCACGTAGAGAATCAGGGTTGTCAGCACCACGTACTAAGATCTTTCTACCGTTAACGAGGGTAATCTCCAAGTTGTTGACATGGGAGGTCTTGATGACAGGTCTACCTAAGTCAAGTAACAAGTCCCACATAATAGTTCTAGCTTGTCCTAAGGTGGGTGCTATGTACATCACAGCGGAGCCTTCAGGACAGTTTAGAGCCTCAATGAGGAGGGTCACAGCTGAGAGTCTGGACTTACCACAACGACGACCTGCTGCTACGACCTTGAAGCGATGGGTGTCCTTGAAGACCTCCTGTTGCCACTTCAGTAGTTGGAAGTTAAGAGCCGTCATGACTCTTCCTTAGTCTCAACGTCCTCAATATCGTATTGAACTTCCTCAGCATCAATGGTAGGGACACCAAGGCCAGATATGTTAATACTGATAGAGGGAACAGTATTTCCCTGCTTTGCTTGCTCAAACGCTGATACAGGTACGACCCTATCGACAATGAGCTTCCATGCAGCTGCTTGGTTCTTGTGTTCATCATTTAATGCTGCATCGAAGATAGCTTCTAGTACCTTAGCTGACTTGGGGGAGTTAAGCATACGAGCCTTGTACTCGTCAATGATAGCTTTATCACCCTTAGGTCTACCGATAATACCTTTGTTCTTAGCCTTTACAGCTGCTAGCTCTGTTTTCTTAGGTCTTGCCATCTTTGTCCTTAATCGCAGGAGATGTACTGATAATAATAATAGATACGGGGACAGCTACTCTGAGTACTCTAGAGTAACTATGACATTTACATATATGTCAAGAATCTAAATGAAGTATATACTTACTTATATTACCCTTGTGTACACCTTAGGAAGATAGGACACATGAGTAACTCACTTAGAAACTTCCTGTATTAACTGAGTAGCCTGTCTACAAAGTCTTCATTTGAGTTCTTGGAAGGATTACCTTCATAGAGAATTATATAGTACTTTTCTCATTTGTCAAGTACTTTCTTAACTTTATTTAGTCTACTGTCACCTATGTTACATCATAGACCTCTTGTGTCCACATTAGAGACTTCAAGAGACCTATGGCAGTCCTCCTGTGCACAGATTAGGTCTACGTTTTTCTCCTATGTCTAACCTGTCCCTAATTAAGCCCGTAACTTCTTTGATTTTATTAGCCTTTTTAGATCATCAGTGCCTCTTTTTTAAGCAAGTCCTTATTTGACTTTTTTGTGTACTTAGGAGGCTCCCACAAAAGTAAACACACAAGCCTACCCCCTCCCCCTATCAAGTTAGTTAGTGCTTACTTCGTAGTCTAGTCAGGTTCTAGTCAGGTTCACTAATGACCAGTTAGTCAGTAATGTTATTCACAGGATCTCCACAGTCAGCAGAGTGTAAGGCAATGAAGCACCTAAAAAGTACTACCTAGTACTACATAGGGTAAATACCTAGACTCAATAGACCTAAGTTAGTAAACACTCACATCGTAGAATATCACAATAATGGTGCATAATCTCAAATGATGCACCAAAGTGATGCCAAGGGCAATATCCATGCCAATAAATGCACCAATAAAGTACATCATTTATGTAGTCTAAAAGTATTCAAATGTACATCATATTAGGGTAAACCCTTAGATGCTATAGGTCATAGTGTCTCATAATCTAAGAAACTGTAACTATCAAGTATTACTAAATTAGATCTGGCATGGTAAGTGCATAGTCTAAAGCCTCTACGGAGAATTTTTAAAACACTTGCAAAGGATCTGCACAAAATGTCTTACATCAACATGAACACAGTATTTGCCTCATTAGACGCACGTAAAGCTGAGGCTGAGGCTTTCATCTCCAAGTTCAGCCCTGAGCAAGTAGCAGAGGCATCACGCATCGCTAGTCTCTACGCTTCAGTAGGATCAATCAAGCACAAAGAGGCTATCGTCAAAGCTCTCAAAGAATTGTCTACAATCTAAACTCATATCAGCTTGCAAAGGATCTGCACAATGGAATATTCTCAAGAACGAATCGAAGAACTGATTGAATACTACGAAGAACTGGGCTTCACTCATGAGGAAGCTATCGAAGCCGTCAAAGCCGAACAATCCACTATCTAAGGATCACGATTATGTACGAAATCATTTGGTCATATAGGGAAGATTGTTATGTTATTAGGGCTTTATTGTCCTATGGTAACGTCTCCCCTAAATTCGTAGGTACTTTGGAAGAATGCCAGAGTGCTATTAAAAACTTCAAGGCTTAAGGGAAAACACCTATGTCAACACTCGCTGATCGTATTCTATACTGTCTCTATGCCATCGCTATTGTAGTGGTATGGCTCACTCTGTAATCTTCAACCCTGTAACTTCTTAAGGATCAAGACTATGATTTACCAAACAATCGACAATGCTTCACAATTCCGTGACCAATTCCACCGATGCGGTCGTGGAGATCAATTCTCATATGAGGCTTTGGGGCTTCTATTTGACCACTTGGAGAGCCTAGGCTCAGACGTTGAATTAGACGTTGTGGGTGTCTGCTGCGAATACGCAGAGGATGATTATAAAGATATCTTTAACACCTACGACATCTCATGTGATGACGATGTGCCTACAGATGACGACATCAAAGCCTCTGTTATGTCTTATCTCTACGACATGACCACCGTTGTAGGTGTCACATCTTCAGGCTCAATCGTTTACGAACAATTCTAATCAGGGTCTAATCATGCTAAACAATCCAAACGATCTTATCGACTACGCTAAAGCATACGCTCATGGTGTTCTAGATGGCTACAACAAAGGTTCAGACGACAATAGCTATACAGAATCAAATCTGCGTAGTGCATACGCTCATGGCTATGAATATGGGGTATTTCTTTATTGTGAAGAAGTAGAACCTGAGAATTTATCCATTGATCTAGATGGCGGTTTGTCTGCTATTAACGAATGAAAGGCTATCATGCTAAACAATAACGACTTCATATCCTTAGAGCGCCGATTATGGGCAGAGGGAAACCCTTTATGTGATGAACTGGTAAGCACTAGAGATGAACTGCTACATTTATTGTTTGAGGGCAGAAAAGTATTCGAGAAATACTCCGCAGCAATCAACGCTATGTCAACTGTGGATGATCTAGACTATTTCAGAGAGTGGGATGCCTTTGGTGACTCAATCGATAATTTAACCTATAACCTTGGAGAGTGAAGCATGAAAGCATGGCACGAACCGATTAACATTTATTGCGCTTGGCTAGATACTTCAAATTTCCATTTTGAGGCTTTTGGTACAACGTCAGCAGAAACTAGATGCACTCTCATCGAGACCTTGGAGGCTCACGCTAGAGATTACCAATTAGAGAGGGATTGGTGGAAGCGGTGGGAGGGCGATATTTGCAGCAAGGCCATTACGCTAGGTAAAGGCTACAGAGACAATGAATCATTAACACTTGAATTTGAAGGAAGTAACGTAGAATGACACACAAACTGACACGACAAGAGATGATCAACGCATTAACTTATTATGAGTTTCAATGGCTGATTGACAATCCCGACTATTTGAGCCAAGTCACAGAGTTTTTCTCTAATGGGGGATTCAATAACTATACCGATGAGAGTTTAACTGTTCACTACGAACGCACTATCATTGAAGGGAGTAACGTAGAATGACACTCAAAACCTACAATGTCTACGTTGAAGACACTAATGGGAATTACCATAGCGACTATACGATTGAGGCTGAATCTGAGGCTATGGCTTACGATTTAGCCTATGAGAGGCACAATTTCGCACCTATGACCATCTATGTCGATTTAGCAGATGAGGATTCGACATTGCTGCAAGATGCCTATTTTGATGGAAAACACCCATTAGAGGCCTTTCCTACAATTTTCGGAGGTAACACAAAATGACAGTCGGACAATTAATTGAACAATTAGCCCTTTATGCCCATGAGAGCGACAATGTTTTCATTTGGGTAGATGGTAATCGCTACGAAATAGCTAACATGGATGACATGGGCGAGGGAATTATTGACCTTACCGCTAAAATTGACGATGAGGATACAGAATGACATTCGTATTTGTGTGTTACTGTATCGATTACATCATTGCGGAGGATTTGTGGTGAATAAACAACAACAACCCTCTTGGCCTTTTCCATCTAAAGATAACCCTTTGACACCTTGGACACCCACGGAGCAACAGAAGTGGGCAGAGGATCAACTCAAAAACCTACCTGAAAGCCCTTTATAGGCTCAGGAAGGCCTCTAATTTCATCAACTAATACCTGCACCTAGGTAACACCTGAAAGGCTCTTAAAAATGCATTGCGTAAACTGCGATCGTCTGCTATCTGATTTTGAAGCGACTCGAAAACACGCCATTACATTTCAGTTCTTAGACTTATGTAAAGTTTGCTTTGAGGATGTGAAGACAATCATACCCACCATTGACAATCGATCATTGATGACTGAGCAAGACTTGGACAACGATGATGACGATAAGTCGGACACAGGGGATTCCCTAGAAGACATTGAGACACTATATAGCTATGTAGTAGACTCTAGAGACTTAGATGATTAAGAGATCATTAAAGTCATTAAACCTACATTAAAGTAAATACATCTTATTGTTATACTATTAATGTATTCTTTAAAGTCATTAAAGACAAAGGGGGAATCATGGAAGAAATTGTAACTCAACACGAAGATGATTATGTCTTGTTACAAAAAGAAGCACATTATGTACACACCATTAATGCTTTTGTGGAATTGATTGTTGAACATGGGTGGGATAAAGTAACGTCTGACTTAAGGACGGCTATGGGTAACAAAACATGGTGATGGCATTGATTGTCTTTGTCTTAACTTTAATCAAGGTGTCACTTAAGTGACAGAGAGGGTATCAAAATGAGTGGAAAAGCTATTCTTGAATATGATTTGTCTAAACCTGAGCAGGTATTGGCACACAAGTATGCTTTAAAGGGCTTAGAAGCCTGTTTATTGCTTGAATCTTTGAAGGCAGCTACCCAAGGGTACACGGCTTACAAAGGGGTCTCAGAGAGCGTTCTAGCGGACATTATCGCTGACTTGTCTAAATGGGAGGACGTTAAGCTATGAGCGATAACAAAGAATGGGTTAGCTTAACTGCTGAAGAAGTGACCATCATTGAGCATGAGGTCTACAGTCGAACCATACAGAAGGGTAAACCTATGTGGCTTTTCATTGAACAGTTCGCTAAGGCCATTGAAACTAAACTAAAGGACAAGAATGAAGACAGTACTCGTACCTAATGCACCTTGGCCTAAGTGGGAACAAGTACCACCTAAGCGATCACATCAAAAGAAAAAGAAGTTAACTCGTAGCGAGACTGACGCTATGATTGACGCTAATTTTGAACGATGGTTAAAGGAACAACAGTATGTCAAAACAACTAGACGGCGGTAAAGGCTCTGCGAGACGCAAAGAGGACTCACAAGCAGTCCGTGACAACTGGGACAGAATCTTTGGTAAGAAGGAAGAAACACCTATGATTGATGATGATGAAGATTACACCGATGATGATAGTGAGTACGATGACACTTGTACATGGTGCGGTGGTTGTGGCGAAGGTGACCACGATGGGGCATCATGCCGTAACTGTCACGGAACAGGCGTAGAACCCAAGGAAGGGGACTGCGATGATTACTATGAGTAACCTCAAGGTAGCCTCTAAGTTCCTACGACACACCTCTTGTGACCATTGTGGCTCAAGTGACGCTAATTCAGTCTACGATGACGGACACCAGTACTGCCACGCCTGTAACAACTATGTCGCAGGGGACGGAGATAGCATTACTAGTGTCAGCAGCAGAACACCAACAAAAACTAAGGTATTTACAATGAAGACACAAGGGGAAGTGAAGGCCATAGTGGACAGAGGGATCGTCAGGGAAACCTGTGAGTTCTTCGGTGTCACACAGGAGACAGGGAAGCACTACTACCCTTATTATGACGAAACAGGCGCTAAAGTAGCTGAAAAGATCCGATCAGTTGAGAACAAAACATTCTCCATTGCAGGGAATTTCAACAAAGCTACGCTCTTTGGACAGAACTTGTTTCAGAAAGAGGGTAAGTACATCACCATCGTTGAGGGTGAACTAGACGCATTGGCTTCGTATCAGATGACAGGCAGCAAGTGGCCTACTGTGAGCATCCGTAATGGGGCTTCAGCGGC